TTGTTGATATTTGAAAATCAAAAATAAACACAAGATAGATAATTAACCCAGACAGGTAGGATAAATGTGGGAAATGATGGGAACGACTGGGTTAGATTAGGATAGAGTTTGAAGTAGCATTGCATAGTGTGCAATAAAAAAGGCTTTGATGATTTTGAGTGTCAAACTTGAATTTATCAAAGCCTTTTTTGTTGTTAGGAAGTAATTTGGGAAAATAAGTCAGGTTGGGAGCGGTCTTGGTACTCTTTTCGCATACGGGCTAGGATTTCATAAATATAGGGCAACGACAAATTAAATTTTTGCACCAGCTCAAAATGATTATCGACCTTAAACGCTTCCCAAATCGCCAAATCCCTCTCGTGGTATTGCCAAGCGTTGTGTTTGGTAACATAAAACATAGAACCGCCCCAATGCTGGGCAAGGCGGTTGGCAAGCTCACCTGCGATTTGGTTGGCAGTCTGTTCATCAAGATTTGTGGTGTGGGTAATGATTTGTGTGCCAAAGGAGCGTAAATCGGTAAAAAAGTTCTCGGCTTGGGCATTAAATTTGCCCTTTCGTTTGCTGTCGGTCATAAAAGCACCTTTATTTTTGTTATTTCCCACATTTTAGCAAAGAAAACAACGGTAATAAAAGGTAACTGCCACAAAAAAGCCACGATTTTTTGTCGTGGCTTTTGTTTGGGATTATTTTAGTTTTGGGGGTTTGGCGGAGCAGTATCTTCCGTTGTTTCGGCTTGTTTTTCCAATCGCTCCAACCATTTTTTAAGGCTTTCAATCACACGGCTTGCTTTGTGGGTAGGTAGCCACGCCAATAAATCAATCCCAGTTTGGCGTTTGACATAAGCACACAAGGCTTTTTCGCTCGGGTCTCTTACCGCTCCAAGATTGTGCAAGGTGAGCCAAAGGTGGCGAATAAGTTTGGCTTGGGGGTCTTTGTCTTGCTTGATTTTACCTGCTGACTTGGGGGCGGTGGGGGTAAAGCCAAGCTGTTTTAGCCTTGTCATCACCTTGTTTAACTCACCCAATGTCATTTCTTTTGTGCTGGTCTTGCCTGTGGTAGTTTCCAGAAGACTGCGGTAGGTTTCATCATCAAGGCACAGCTTGGATTTACCAATGTGGATAAGCTGGACAAGTTTTTTCTTTTTGTCGTAGGGTTTTGTGGTTTTTGTTTGAGTGCTTTGGGTCATTTTATGCTCCAAATGATTATTAAAAAAGCGTTTAAAGCGACTTTTAACCCACTTTAAACGCTTTTGTTTACCTAAGAATGGTTTAATTTACAGCTTCTTTTAACCCTTTGCCTGCTTTAAAGCTCGGCACTTTTTTGGCTGGCACTTGGATTTTTTCGCCTGTCTTTGGGTTACGGGCGGTGCGGGCTTTTTGGGTACGCACCGAAAAAGTACCAAAGCCGACCAGCATCACTTCATCGCCCTTTGTCAAAGTATCGCTAATGACGGCAAGGGTTGCGTCAATGACATTTTTGGCGTAGAAACTGGCATTGTCTGTTTTTTCGCCGACAGCTTGAATAAGTTCTTTCTTGTTCATAAGATTTTCCTTTTAAAGTGGTCTGTTGGGACAATGACAAGGCGACCAACTCTTGCCATTGTTTTGGTTTTCTTTAAATTTAAAGGTTGGCAAAATCAAGACTAATCTGCTGATATTTACCGTGTTCATCTCGTTCATAAAACCGCATATATTCTTTTGATGAGATGACTTGGGTGGCGTCTGAGATAGCCGTCATTGCTTTTTGCCATTTGTCATCAACGATATTTAAGCTACGCAGGGATAGTACTCGGCGGATGTTAATTTTGCCTTCTTTGTCCACGGCAAAGGCGTTATCAATAATGGCTTTGATGTTGTCGTTGCTGTCGGCTGTCCACTCACGCAGACATTCGTCAATGAGTGATTTGGCAACTTGCAGGCGTTCGTCAAAGACTAGGTTATCTTGAATGGCAATTTGTACTTTGTATTTGCCGTCAAAGCTCATTAGGGTAACATTGCCCTTTTTACCGCCAATTTGGGTATCGTACTCTTGGGCGGAGAGTTCCACAAAATTGTGAAATTCACCAAATACCTGCCCTTTGATTGACCGCATTTGGATTTGTAGGCTGATGGCTTGCCCCACAAGTTTTTTGACGGTTTCGTCTCTTAGTTTGTCAATTTCTTTAATCTTATCCACAGGGATAAGGTGTCCCTTGTCATTCAGGCGGTAGCCTTCGGGGACGGTTACAGGGGTATGGGTAGTCATAAATTTACTCCGATTGTTTAAAATCACAATGCCAAATAACGGCTTTGCAGGGTGTTGGCGTTCAGAAATAACGCCATTTTCATTAGATGGTCATCATTGTCTTTGTTAAGTTCAAATAACTCATCTTTGGCTTGTCCGATTGCATTTGCCAATTTTTCTTTGTCAAGGTTGCCATTTTTGACAAGAATTTGAATGGCTTCGTCCAAAAGTAGCACGGACAAGGTGTAGCGTTCGTGCTTTTCGTCATCAATTTGGATTTTTGTTACCATTTCTCACTCCTTACAAATTATGAATAACATCAGCATTGATGACAGGCACACCAAGCTCGGCACACAGGTTCATCGCCCCTGTGATAAGGTTGCCAACGGCTAAGGGGTACAACAGGCTTTGCACCACTTTGCCCTTGTTGTCGGTGCGGACAAGTTTGTTTGTCATTGCCAAAATACCGCTCTCGTCTATGAGCTGGTTTAGGGCTTTGGCTTTTCCTAAGCGGTGCGACAAATAACTGGCAAGCTCATTTGGGGCGATTGGGTCAAGGGTCGCAATTTCACAGCGTTGGACGACTTCACGAATGGCTGGGTTTTGTTCGGACAGCTTTAATGCCAATTCATTTTGACCGATAAGCACAATGCCCAAAAGTTTTTGATAGCCATCTTCTAACTCAAAAAAGCGTTTTAGGTGCTTTAAGGTCGGCAAGGGCAAACTGTGAGCTTCTTCAATAATCAAAAGGTGTTTGTTGCCAGCCTTGTGGCTTTCTTTTAAAAGTTGGTGGATTTGGCGAAAACGGGCTTCTGGACTGCGTTTGGCATTTTCTAGGGGTGCTAAGGCGTGCAAAATGCTTTCGGCAATGTGAGCAGATTTTAGGGTTTTGCCCTTAATGTCGTTGTCTTCGGTTGCCAATACATAAGGCTGGGTGACGATGATTGGCTGATTTTCTTTGGCGATACGGTCTATCAAGTCCCGTTAGGGTGGTTTTGCCAGCTCCCGACTCGCCCGTTACCGCCACAAAACCACCGTGTTTGGCGGTGTGGAGCAGGGTTTCACGCACATAATGCACATCATTTGACAAAAACAGCTCATCAGCCGAGCGAATGTCGCTGGTAAAGGGGCTCTCAAACAAGCCAAAGTGTTTTTTTGCACTCATTGTTAGGGTTTGTTTTCTAAGAAGCATAAGGTCTTCCTTTTGGTTGGTTTGGGTTTTTGGTTCGGGGGCAATGATAAGTTTGTCTGTATCAACCCCCTTGTTTTGTAAAAACTTAACAATATCAGCATCAATTTTGGCACGGTCTAGGCTTTTGGGGTAAGCCCCTGTATTAACAAGGCTGTTAATGCTTGCAGGACTTAGCCCAATGCCGTCCGCCAATGTTCGCTGACTGATTTTGTGTTTGGCTAAAGCTCTTTTAAGGTCATTTTTTGCTCCTAGCCCACCGCTCTTAATAGCAGGTCATTGGCTTCATCTTGCAACGGCTCTTTTTGTAGCAGGTACGCTACCACGCCATCCTTACTTGGCGTAACCGACGCAGACGGCAAACAGGGGCAAATGGTGTCTGTAACCGCCATTGGCACAGCCAGTATGAATTTAAAAGACATTGCCACAAGCCCTGTTAAGCAAGGCGATGTAGTTGTCTACGATGGGACAATGATGGTTGTCCCCCAAAGCCAACTGGCAAGCTACGAAGGCAAAGTGGTGGGCGTGGTGCTGTATGACGCACACCAAGACAGCCACGCTGAAATTTTAATCCGTTGATTTTAACCTTTTGATTTTTAGGGAAAAGTTATGTCTAAAATCGTTGTAGACCAAGTCTTAACCAATGTTGTGCAGGGCTATCAAATCCCTGAAAGTGTCGGTCATTTGTTATTTCCCCGAGTAACCGTTACCAAGTCGGGCGGTAAAGTGGTGATGTTTACCGACAAAGATTTTGTTCTTTATCAGACCCAGCGTTCTCGTGGGGCAAACACCAAACGCATTGACATTGGTTACGATGGGCAAGCCTATTCGCTAGAACTGCACAGCCAGAAGGTAAAGTGCCACGAGAAGACCTACGAGATGCGGACGCTGTCAGTCCAAGCATTAAACTTGGCGTGCGTGCCACCAACAAGGCAATGCGTGGCATTATGTTACCGCTTGAAGTCCAGCAAGCGACTATGGCTCGTAACCCTGCCAACTACCCAGACACCAACAAAACCGCTCTGTCAGGCACAAGCCAATGGACGGATGCAAGCTCTGACCCCTTTGGCGACATTGAAACAGGCAAAGATGCCATTCGCCAAAAGACAGGGGCAGACGCAAACACGATGGTGCTATCGCCTATTGCCTTTAAAGCCTTAAAAAATCACCCCGACATCAAAAAACGCCTAACTATTACCGCAGACGGCAAAGGCATTACCGCCCAAATGCTTAGCGATTTGTTTGAAATTGAAACAGTGGCGGTGGGCAAGGCGGTAATGCTGAGTGATGAAACAGGGCAAGTGGAAGATGTGTGGGGCAAAGATGTGGTGCTTGCCTATACGCCACCCACATCAGAATTTGATCGTGAAACCCCTGCTTTTGGCTACACCTACGGTATGGAAGGACACCCCTTTGTGGAAACTTCGTACTATGACAACAATGCCAAAACTTTCTTTTATCCTGTTACCGATGAGCGAGTGCCTGTCATTGCTGGCATTCACGCAGGGTATTTGATTAGCAATGTGGCTTAATGTTTTTATTTTAAAGGATAGTTAAGAAATGCTAAATAAATCTATGATTGCCTGTGTGGTGCTAGCACAAATCCGTCATAACGGCACGCCTTATGCGATTTCTGATGTGGTGTGTTTGTCTGAAAACGACAAACTGTTCTTAGAAAAAGCGGGCTATGTGCGAGTAGCAACGGCTGACGAAGTGGCAGAATTTGAACAAAAACAAACCGATGCCAACCAATCTGGTGCAGATAACCCACCAAATGCGAATTCAAATTCGCATTTGGATAATAGGGAAAGTGTCGGCAATGACAGCAAGCCAAATCCGCCTGTCAATGAACCAACCCAGCCCCAAGCCGAGCCACAGCCAAGCGAAGGCACGCCACCTGCTGACCCTGTCTCTATGCCTGACCCTGTACCTGTGTTGGCGTATGACAAACTTACCAAAGCCGAACTCATCACCCAATTAACCGCTCGTGGTATCGCCCACAACCCCAAAGCCAAAAATGACGAGCTTGTTGCCCTTTTGGTGGCGGACGATAATAAGGCGATACCACTTGAAATTGAAGATGAAGAATAAGGGTAAACAATGGCATACATCAGCATAGACGAGCTAAAAGCCCTTGTCTCTGATGGCGTAATGCGTGAGCTGTCGGACGATGTCGCAGGGGGTGAGATTAACTTTGATTTAGTGCAAACGGTCATTGTTGAGGCGTGTGAAGAAGTGGATGGTTATTTGCGTAACCGATACACCTTGCCCTTTGCAAACACGCCCACGCTGGTTAAACAATGTGCCAAACAAATCGCTCGCTATGCCTTGTACGAACGCCGTCCAGAAGGCTTTGAGTTGCCCCCTGCGGTGGTGGACGGCAAGTCGTTCTTTGATGTGGGTCGCAACCCGCCAAGCGAGCTGACCGCAGGGCGTATTCGTATTGGTTACAAATTTACGCCCATTTTCCCAATGGAGCGGATTACCTTTGAGCGAGAAGTAACAGGCGAGTTTTTGTTAAATTTAAAATCGGTTAATTTAGGGGGTCTGTAAATGTCAATCACAGTTCATAAAATCACACAGGGCAATGCCTATCTAAACGGCGTAAATCTGCTTGGCAAGGTGGAGAGCGTGGACAATCCCGACATTAAATTTATCTTTGATGAGTTCAAAGCAATGGGAATGGTAGGCAAGGTAGAACTACCCACCACAGGCATTGACAAAATGGAAGGTAAGATGAAGTTTAACTCCATCTATCCTGATACCGCCAAACTGTTATCGCCCTTTAAATCCAATCAGCTACAAATCCGCTCCAATGTGCAAGTACACGGCAATCACGGCGTGATTAGTAATGTGCCACTCGTTACTTTTATGACGGTAACTTTTAAGAATATGCCGACTGGTAAATTTGAACAGCACAAATCGGTGGACGGCGAGTATGATTTTACTTGTACTTATTTTAAGCAAGTGTATGACGGCTATGAAATTGTAGAGATTGACGCACTTGCTAACATTGTCAAAATCAATGGCGAAGATGTGCTAAAAGAATATCGTGAAAATATTGGTATGTAAGCATTAAACCGCCCTAAAATTCCAATCTTAACAAACCCCTTAAAATTACCCTTAACATTTTTCAACCGTTAAGGGTAATTTTATGTCTAAGCCAATTTCTCAAAACGCTAACACCATCAAACTTGAAACGCCTTTTACCACCGATGCAGGCGTGCCGATTGAACAAGTAACCGTCAAACCATTGGTGGTGCGTCAAATGAAAACCGCCCAAAAACAAGGCGGTGGCGATGATGCTGAAACCGAAACCATTATGATTGCAATGAGCTGTGATTTGGTGGTGGAAGACCTAGACAAGAGGTTCCTTGCTGACTATATGGCGGTGCGTGAGCGATTTCAAGCACTCAATTTCAATCGTACCAATGGACAGCTGGACGAAACTGCAATCGCTACTCGCTAAGTGGTTTCATATCCAGCCTTCTGAAATGGAAGCGATGACGGTGGACGAGTTTTTGGCGTGGGTGGATGAAGCCAATGCCCAAATAGATAGGCAAAATAAGGCGATGACAAATGGCTGATATGAATTTATTTGTACGCATTGGGGCAATGGTGGACGGCAGTCTGTCTCGAGCCTTAAATGGGGTCAATAATGATTTAAATCGCCTTGACCGTACCGCCCAAGCTCTCACCGCAAGACAACAAAGACTGGGCGACATTATGGCTCGGTCTTTGTCTCGTCCACACGCTGACATTGGCAGATTGCAACAACAATATCAACGCACCACCAACGCTATTAACCAAGTTATCCAAGCCCAAGAACGCCTAAATCGTTCCATTGCTCGTGGGCAACAAATTGGACAACTCCAAGACACCAGCAAAAGCAATTTTACCAACAGCGTTGGTTCATTGACGGCTTTTGCTGTGCCTGTGGGGAATGCCATTCTGCAAGCGGTTAAATTCCAAGACCGCATTATTGACCTATCCATTACCGCCGAATGGACAGCCAAAGAACAGGCTCGGATTGGCGACACCGTGCGAGCCACCGCCCTACAATACAATCAAACCCTAGATGACATTGGCACAGAATTAAACACCCTTGTCGCTGGGGGCATCTCGTCCGCCAAAGAAATTGAAAATTACACACCCAAACTGACCCAAACGGCGACCGCTTGGCGTGCATCCTTTGAGGATTTGGGAAATACCACCGTTGCATTAAGAAATAACTTAGGCATAGGCGATGCAGGTTGGGACAGGGCAATGAATATGCTCGGTTACGCTGGTAAGGCAGGTCAGTTTGAAGTCAAAAATATGGCAAAATGGCTACCTAGCCTTACGCCTTATTATCAAGCATTGGGCGTGCAAGGCGAGCAAGCGGTTGCTGAGATTGGAGCAAGTTTGCAGATTGCCCGAAAAGGGGCTGGCACTTCGGACGAGGCAGCCAACAATATGCGAAACTTTCTGTCCAAGCTGACTGCCCCCGACACAATGAAAGACTTTGAGAAGGCGGGCATTGATTTACAAAAATCAATGCAAAACTTGGTTGCAAATGGTATGACCCCAATACAAGCGATGTTCTCCACCATTGAGCAATATGTTAGCACAAAGTCGCCTAAGGCTCTTGCTGAGTTTACCAAAGCAATGTCCATCAAAGATGACAAAGAACGACAAATGGCGGTGGATAGGCTCAACGAAACCTACAAATTAGGCGAGCTGTTCCAAGACCAACAAGCGATGAGCTTTATTCGCCCGATGATGGGCAATAAAGATGAGTTTGAACGCATTAAACAAGGCTCGCTAAATTCTGCTAACAGCAACGGCATTGGCAAAGACTACGATAAGCGAATGGGGTCGTCCGCCGAACAGCTCAAATCTTTTAAAATCCACATTACCGACCTTGCGGTAACGATTGGCAATGCCCTGCTTCCTGCGGTCAATCAAACCCTAACCAGTATTAAACCAATGATAACCGCCTTTGGCAATTGGGCAAAACAAAATCCACAACTGGTTGCCAGCATTATCAAGATTGTGGGCGGTCTGCTCATTGCCAAAGTTGCCTTTTGGGGCATTAGTTTTGCAGTATTGTCGGTGGTTAAACCCATTATGACCGCCGTTACCCTGTTTAATCGTTTGCGTGCGGGGATTGCAATTTTGCGTGGAATGGCGGTGCTGGGTCGTTTTGCTCCGATGGCGACTCGTTTTGCTTCTGCCATTCGTATGATTGGCACAGCGTTTACAGTACTTCGTACGGTGCTAATTGCAAACCCCATTGGGCTTGCGGTTGGGCTACTCATTATGGGAGCGGTGCTGATTTATAGGCATTGGACACCCATTAAAGCCTTTTTTATGAATTTGTGGGCAAGCCTAAAAGCCTTTGCTAATAGCTGTGTATCAAATATTTTAAGAACCATTGCCAGCTTTTCGCCTTTGGGCTTGTTTATCCGAGCGTGGTCGGCGGTGTTTGGCTATTTTAAAGGGCTTGGGGCGAAGTTTGCAGGTTTTGGGCGAGACATTATTCAAGGGCTTATCAATGGCGTAACGGCTAAGTTTGGCGAATTAAAAGCCAAAATGAGTGCAATGGCAAGCTCTGTCGCTGGTGCGTTTAAAGGGGCGTTGGGTATCCGTTCTCCCAGCCGTGTGTTTATGGGTTTTGGGGCGAACATTGCCGAAGGCGTAGCAATCGGCATTGATGGTAAAACAAGCCAAGCCGTCAAGGCAAGTCAATCAATGGCAAATCGTCTCGCCCAAACCGAATATTCAAACAAAGTTTTGGCGAATACATCGGCTGGCGGTGGCGGTGCTAGTACCATTCATTTTAGCCCAACCATTCAAATCAACGGCAATGGGGGCAATGTGGCAAGCCAAGTACAACAAGGCTTGGCAATGGGCTACCGTGAATTTGTGGCGATGATGGAACGCTATGAAAAAGACCGTAACCGCAGGGCATTTGCCTAATGAAACAGCAATGGGATTAAAAAATGATAACCAATATTGGCTCAATTCAAATCAAAGACAGCAAACTTCTGCAAGGGGTCAATGCCCGATTTGCCTATGACTTTGCCAAGCACGACTTGGCAATTGGCAAACCTACCAAACAAAGGCTTGGGGCAACGCTTACCGAGTGGCGACTGACCGTGCGTTTGCATTATCAATTTTGCGACCCTGCGACTGTTTTGGCACAGCTACAAACCGTGTTAAATAACGGCAATCCTGTGCCATTAGTTTTTGATTATTTAGACTATGTGGGCTATGTTACCCTTGATGATGTTGATGTAACTTTTGTGGAAGTGGCAACAAGTGGTCGCCCCTTAATCATTGACGGCAATTTGACTTTGAGTGAATTTAGTGGCGATACTACCATTCGCCCCAAAGCTCCTGCGGTGCAAGATGTCAAGGCGGTGCAACAAAACCCAATTGCCACCGCCCAAACGCCTGACATTAACACGCTACTGCCGACCGAACAGCCCTTACAAAGTTTGGAACGAGCCTTAATCGCCCAAATGCGAGCAAGGGCGTTAGTAAGACAAGCGGTTGATGTGGGTAATGGCGATTTTACCAAAATCAATGACCTAACCCAAACAGCAAGCCTATTATTTGGTGAGCTAAAAAAGAACGCCATGGTTATTTGGTAAAAGTGAGTGGCAAACGGCTGATTTTTAGCAAATTATCCGCCTTAAACAATGCCAAAAGCATTGCCACTCTTGACCGCAGTCAAATTTTTAGGGGCTGGCGATTTACCGACCAAATCCGCACTGTGCCAGAAAAGTCAAGTGTTACCAAGCACAACCCCAAAACCAAACAAACCATTAAGGCGAGTGCCAACAATACTAAAACCGAACCCAAAAAATCCGCCAATCCTAAGCAACAACCTACCAGCACCGCCAAACCCAAAAAATCACCCAAGTCCTTAGTGGTCTATGGCGTACAAAATGGCAAGGTTACGCAGGTAAATTAAGGAGCGAATAATGGCAAGGCATAGCAAAGACACCAAGAAATTAAATACCAATGCCACAAGTTTTGATGTGGCGGACAGCAAAGCACAGGCAGGGCTTGCAAATTCACAAGACAAACAATGTGAAGGGCAATTTACCGTCTCGGGCGACACACGGCTGACGGCTGGGGGTAATTTTCATTTGACGGGTTTTGGGCGATTTGACGGAAAATACCGCATTAAGCAAGCGACCCACCGCCTTAGCCGAAGTACAGGCTACACCACCGAAGTGGCATTTTGTAAAATTGATTAGGGGATAATATGGAACTTGTGTTTGGTCTGGTTCATCACATTGAATATGCACCGCTTCGCATTCAAGCAATATTGCCTGATAAGGACGATATGCTATCGCCTTTTGCTCTTGTGGTAACGCCCAGAAGTTGTAATGCCAAACACTTTGACCCACCTGTCAAAGGCGAACAAGTGGCAATCCTTTTGACCGATGATGGCGAGACGGCAATTTGTCTAGGCTCGGTGTTTAGTGATGTGGACAACGCTCCAGCAGACCGCCACCAATTCGCCAAAGTCTTTGATGACGGCACAGCGATTACTTATGACAATGACAGCCACACCTTGACCGTAAATGCCACAGGTACAATCAACATCATTTGCCAAAATGCCAACATTACTGCTGACAAAACCACGATTGACGGAGCGGTAGAAATTAACGGCGACACGACCATCAATGGCACAGCAACCATTAGCAAAGATGCCATCATTGGCGGTAGGTCATTTAAAACCCATAAGCACGGCGGTGTGCGTGGCGGTAATGGTTCTACCACGCCACCAATCTAAGCCCAAAATACCTTAAACCGCCATAAAATCAAGAAACCCACAAACCTTTTATGATAGCGTTATGAATATCAGCACCGAAACCAGCCCAATTTCCACCGCAAGCCATTGGCAACCGTCCTTAGATGATGACGGCATTGTGATTGGCTTTGCCGATGTGGAGCAAGCCATTGCCATTATCTTGTCCACGCCAAAAGGGAGCGTGCCACACCGTCCAGAATTTGGCTGTGAAGGCTTGGGGCTTTTGGACGGACAATTTTCCAAAGTCGCTCCGCTGTTTATTGCTTACGCCACCGATGCGATTTTGGCAAATGAGCCACGAGTGCAATCGGTCAAAATCCGTGCCAAGCAATATGACGAAACAAGAGTATTTGCAGGGGTGGTGTTTAATATCCAATGGACACCGATTGATAGCCTTGTGCCACAAAATATGACTTATAAGGTTTAGTGATTTAAGGAAAAAAGCAATGATAACTCGCCCCATTTTAGACAAACCGCATTTTATAGACCGTGATGTGGGTGCCATCACAAGCGAGATTATTGCCTTGTATGAACAACTGGGCAACAAAAAACTCTACCCAGCCCAAGCTGACCGCCTGTTTATTGATGTGATTGCCTACCGTGAAATGCTTATTCGCACCCAAATTCAACTGGCGTGCGAGCAGAACCTTTTGGCATTTGCCAGTGGGGTAATGTTAGATTATTTGGGCGACTTTTTTGGCGTGGTGCGTCTTGATGATGAAACGGATGAACAGCTGAGACAACGCATTCGCCTAGCCCCTGAAAGCTACGCCACCACAGGCTCACGCCAAGCCTACATTTACCACGCCTTGTCTGCTGACAGCCGAATCATTGATGCGGATGCTTTGCGTGGCGGTAATGGCGACATCTATATTCATATCTTGACCGCTGACGGTGTGGTGTCTGATGAGCTTATTCAAAAGGTGCTTGACAATACCAGCGATGAGAAAAAACGCCCCTTGTCCGACCGTGTGTTTGTGGCAGGGGCAAAGGCAAAAGACTTTCGCCTTGTGTTGGAAGTCTCGCCTTTGTCTTTGGCTGTGCCTGACAAAGTTTTGGCGGATAGCAAGGTGCGAGCCGAAAACTATACCAAAACCCTGCGAGCCAAACTGGGGCGAGATGTCGTCCCAAGTCAAATCATTGATGCAGTGTCCAGCACCGACATCTGGCAAGTCAAGGTTATAGAGCCAGCCGAGCCTATTATTTTACAAGCCTTTGAATGGGCAAACTGTACTGACATTCAAATTCAAATGGGGACAATTCAAAATGGCTAACTCTCATTTAAACGGCTTGGTTACTGATAGCGTGTTGCCAAGCCCTTTGCAAAATCAAAGGTTTTTGGTGCTTGAAAGTTTGTTAAAACGCTTGGATAGCTTACCGCCTTTTGCCTTAATAATGCTGATTGATATTACCCCAAAGTCCGCTTTGACCGCTTTTGCCGACCAGTTTAGTTTGTTTGGGGACGGCTGGGAGTTTGCCCATTCTGATGACGAACAGCGAGAGCTTATCAAGGGGACAATTCAAATCCACCGCCATAAAGGCACGCCGTGGGCTATCAAACGCACCCTTGCTTTGCTGGGGTTTGGCGATTGTGAATTGGAAGAACGCTTTGGCTATTATACACACGACCGCACCATAAGCCACGACCGTACAAGGCACTATGGCTATGGCGGACATTGGACATATTACAGGCTGATTATGCAAAAGCCCATTAGTAAAGCTGATGCCGAAAACATTCGGGCGTTACTTGCTGATGTCGCTCCCTTGCGGTGTAAATTGGCTTCTATTCATCTTAAAAATCTTAAACACGACCGCACCATCAATCACAATGGGGCTGTCCGCTACAACGGAGTAATCGCACAATGGCACTAATCAAAGAAACCGATGAATGGGTAGAAAATATTTACCTAATTGAACCTAACGACCCCGTAGAAGGGGGCGAAGATGGCGTAGATAACCGACCACATATTGAGCTTGCCAATCGTACGGCATTTTTGAACAAAAAACGCCAAGAGCAAGAACAAAAAACCCAAGAAATTGACGAAAAATCAATGGCTTAA